TCCGGATTCATACTTCTATGACAAAATCGTTGTTCAGATCGGCCGCTGTGATACGGCTGAAAAGAAAACAGAGGTTGCAACGTCACCTTCCACTCGGTTAGAAAGCATCGCTGGTGATGTGGACCGTACGATTCGGTCTAGCAATGCCAAAGAAGCATTAAAGGTCTGGGATGAGATTTATCTCTACGAGACCAACCGTTTAGCCGGCATCCTTTACGTCCCCAACTACAAGGATCCGTTCCAAGCTCGTTACCGTTACGAACGCTCTGGCGCTGAATTTATTCAGGCACTTCCAGGTCCTGCAGACACTTCCATTGGTTCTCGTATCTATTTAATGGAGAATTGGAGATAATGTGGAAATTTATTAGACAATTTGCACAATCAAATCCTCAAGTACTAAAAGCAGTACAAGGTTTTGGTTCCAAAGCTGCGCCTGCTTTAAAATCTGTTGCCGACCAGGTCACCGATCCCCAGACTTACCGAGCATTGGCAGGGCAAGCTGAGCGCGTGCTTCAAAAACCCCTACCACAAGCTTTTGCCGGCACTGGTTTTGGTAATATACCCACCCGTTTTACGGGCATGATTTCCGATCTAACCAACGCCCCCGCTGGTTTGGCGCGTAATGTTCAAACTGGCATGGTTAATCGTGCTATCCAAGAAGCTGCAGGCATTGTTCCACAGCTTTCTCGCACTGTTACTCAAACGGCCGAAGGTGCTCTTCGCGCCCCCGCTATTGGCACCGCATTGCGTACCGGCCAATCTGTTTTAACGAACCCCTTACAAACTACTATTCAAGCAGGAGGTCAATTCGCACGTGATCCTGCAGCTCGACGCGAGTTTGTTAAGCAGTTTGGAGGCACCACTGAAAAAGCGGCGCGCGCTTTAAGTGGTCAATCTAATTTTGGTCAAGTAGGAAATATTTTTAAAAACCTTGGTACTGTAGCAGCACCTTATTTAAAACCATCTTCTGCTTTTGCACGCATTCCTGTCCTAGGTTCAATGCCAAGCTGGGCGCAATCGCTTGTTGCACCTACTTCAGTCGCTGGTACTATTGTTGGATTAACCCAATTAGAGGGCACTACACCTCAATCTGGAGACCCCTATGACAATTGGCAACGTTTAGGCTATTCATCAAAAGATGACATGCTTCGGCGCGTAAGTCGTCAAGCTCAAATCGAAGGCGCCTCTAAAGCGTTTGGCCTTCCTCAGGGGCCTGCAATTTCTCCAGACGTTGGTTTTATTGGTGGCAATCCTCCACCAGCCCCCGTTCTTCCCTCTCCTCCCGAGATGGTTGATCGGCGTGCCGGACAACAGATTTCGCCCGTTGCCCCTCCAGTGGCACCTGGGACGCTATCTAACGGGGCCGGTGTTCCCGCACAACGTCAAAATGTTCAAGACCGCGCACGCTCTCAAGAAATACTTAATGCAATGCAGCAATATGCTGCTCCTGCAACTTTCCCTGGCGGCCTTTCTGCCTTCTATGCGGGCCAGCAGCAACTGGGTAGGAGTATGGAACAGGGTGGAGAGCTTCAGCGTCGCCTGAAAGAATTAGGGGGTGCAGCCGGAATGACCGACGAAGCCCTGATGCAGTGGGCACAGGCAAATCCGGGCCTTGCATATCGGGAGTTACTGAAGCGTCAAGCCCGGTAAATAAAATGTCACAGACAAGAAAACTACTTCAAGAATGGGAAAGACAGAACCCTGGTTATGCCGCAGGTTTAGAAGCTGCAATCAGCAGGGCAGAGGGTACCTGGCGCAATAATGCACCTGGTTACAACATTTTATTTGGCGGCGGTCAATTTAAAGGCTACGAACGTCATCCCGACCGTGTCATCAAAACACCTGGATACGCAAGTGCTGCCGCTGGCGCGTTTCAATTTATGCCCGACACCTGGAAAGGTGTAGCTGAAGCGATTGGTGCAAAGGACTTTAGTCCAGAAAACCAAAGGCTTGGGATGCTGTACTTAACAAGACAACGCCTTTTGCCCGTTGGTGGACTTGCCGCAATTAGTAAGGCGGGTAAATTAACGCCCGAATTACAGGCTCGTCTTGCTCCAGAATGGGCATCTTTCCCAACAATGCAAGGTGTTAGTGCTTATGGTCAACCTGTTAAACGCGCAAGCCAAATTAGTGCCTGGTTTGATGAAGCTGCATCAAATGCATCTAGGGCAGCATTGCCTCCCGCACAAGCGCCTCAGCTAACAGATCAAGGCCTTCTTCAAGGCTTTATGAGTGCGTTGACTGGTGTTCAATCTCCTACGCAAAAAATGGAGGCTGAGATTCAAAAAAGTCTACTAAAAGATGTACTCACCCCAAGACCAACTATGCATCCAATGGGTTTTTTGCTTAATTACATAAAATAACGTTAGAATAAACGTAGTTTTCGGAGGCCCCTATCAAAGCGAATAGATAGGGTGTTATGGACTATAAGCTCAACCAGTACCAACAAGCAGCCGCTGTTAACTGACCGTCCGTTATTTGATTCAGTTCGAGTAACGACCCAAACGGTTGGCAGCTCTGCATCTAACACACTCTTTGTACAGGGCGGACAGGCTCCATCGATCCTGGTGGATATGGACGCCTCTCTTCAAGAAGATAACAACAGTGGCGGTGTTGTCGATTCCATTACCATCACACGCAATGATTTTTATCGTAACCCGGATTACACAATTAACGGCACAACATCTGGCACAATTATCTCTTTAACGAGTGGTCAAATTGTTAATATTACAGATACTGGTGTAATTACAGCTACGACTCCAGAGAGCGGTGTTGGTTATTACACGTATACCGGAGCAACAGCCTTAACGGGCGTAAACACAGCTCTGCACTACTCTGGTGGCACAGCAAGTGGCTTTACGTACAACGGTGTTGTCTATGGTTATCAACCAGAGGTTACCTTCGTGTTTTACCACACACGTGGAACAACTGTACCGATTCCGGCCTCTGGCGACTACCGCGTGTTATTTGCAAAAACTATTCCAGCTAATAGCGGTACTGTCGACTGTTCCGACTTAATGCCGCAACTTGCGACACCCGTGATGCAAGCCGGTAACACAACAGGCCTTGGTAACACCGCTCCTCTGCGCAACAAGGGCATTTACTTAGAGCGAGGCGATCGCATTTACGTTGGTGTGTTCCCAGGTGGTCCTCACGCTTCTGGGTACACCCCTGGTGCCCACGTCGTTGCACAAGGCGGCTTCTTCTAATCATGGCCAAAAAGAGTGGAAGCTCTTTTGGTAATTTTTCTCAGTCGGAGGTCAGCGCTCCCAACGGAGTAAAGCCGATCACGACTGAGTTTTCTCGTGGCTCGGTTCCAGATTCTTTATACACTGTTAACAGGGAATCAGCCTGGTCACGCTGGAGGCGCGGCTATGAACTTGCCACAGCAACTACTCATAACAATGATTATTCCTATCGTTTTCGTTACGACATACCTAACGCAACAACAAGTGGTAATCCATCGCCTGTGATCTCAGGCGCCTTCGTTGGTTATCCAACGATCAGTAAAGAATTTGGAATGCATTGGGCAGTATGGCGTTACGCGGGTTCAGTGCGATGCGACAAATTAACNGATCCAGTNAGNAGCCAAAAGTTATTCATTGATTCTGTNACAGAAGACGCNAACTACTGGTATGTGAAGCTCGCGGGAACCTGGAGCGGAGCCAACCCTCTTCCGTCACCCTTTTACATTCCCGTACCAGGGGAGCCTGATGGCTTAAAACCTGCAAATACCGAGATCTTTGAAGATCGGATTATTACCGTTGATGGACCTATCATCGACAAGGATACGATTAATCCTGCTACGCAAACAAGATACGGCTACGTACAAGCTGTTGTTGTTGCCATAAATCAAGACACAGGAGTACTGACATTCAAAAAAGCAGGCTCAGTGCAAGTTACACCGGATGGCGTTTTTGTCACACCTTCTCCTGTGGGTTTCACTCCTGGACGCTACTTAATTACAGGCTCACGTTATTGCTGTACTTGTCAAGATTTCACACGTCGAGACTACTCTTTCCTGTCTTCTACTTCCAGTAGCAACAAGAGACAGTTCCCAAGGACAGGCTTATCCAANATCAAGCCTGGCCGCTTTGAATTAACAAAACGCGATGGNATTTTAGATAACAGTGCAATGACCAAAGCAGGAGAGGATAGAAGNCTGGAAGTTATTTCTCCCGATGGTTTTGAACTTGATTACACAGTGACTGATAACAGTGTTGTTGAACGTAAATCAACACGAGATAACCCAGGTGTTTACAGAGAGTTTGGCTCAACTTATGTAAGGAGCACTTCAGATATTGCAGTAGCTGGTTCACGGGCAGAAGGACTACCGTCATTCGAAGATTATTCGTCCGTAACCGTGAATACAGATGCTGATTCCATTGCTCAAATCACCATTACAGCAGTAGACGACACATGGACACCCCTCCTGGATGAACTCAGATACTGTAAACATATTTACGCGCTCAAGTTTAAAGATAATGTGTTCCCCCCAGAACCTTCTGATTTTCCTGTCGGGATTGGAAGCATGGCGGACTGGGAGCAAAGACTTGTCGCTAAATCAGAAAAAGAACAGGAAAGCATAAAAGAGTTCATGGAAACCCAAAGAGCACTTTCAATGATGGATGTACCGCCCTATAACTGTCAGTCTCCAGTGATCTTTCCAATGCTTCAGCGTTTATTTAACTTTGCTACAGATCGCATCCTTATCGAGAACTTTACAATGTTTGATAAAGATGGCAGGGAGTATACTCCTTGACAAATAATGTATACTTATATTAAGTCTCACGAGACTTATTAAGGTTTTCTTTGCCCCTTGCGAGCTAGGCCACCGTTCGATATGGTGCAGTTACTTAGCTCATACAACACATGAACCACCAGCCGCCCCTGGATCAGCGGATCGTGGATGAGTATTTCCGCTTAGCATCCAGCAGAAAAACTAAAGACATCTCCTGGCTCTATGGTATGGTTGCCACTTATGGTCTTAAGCCAGAAGAGCTATCAGACCTTGACTGGGGACCAGATCGCACCATTTCTGTCCCTGGCAAAAAGCGACTTGTACGCCCACTACATCCACAGTGGGTTTTCTTGTTTGAGCTAAAAGAAAAGCAGCCCCGCAATATGCAGAGCTGCCATCCGTCCCTTTGTTCACACCTTTATGAAGCAATGGCATTTCAGGATGTTCAGCTAAACATCACTGATCTCATCCTTGCCCATAAACTCCGTAAGAATCACTATAGGCAACTTAAGCAGCAACAGGCATCATACCCTGTTTACGCAGGTGTTTCTTGACGGCGGCTACGTTCCATTTGTAGCTGTCCCGTGACATGGTACCAGGGAATGCCGCGAAATGAGGACCTAGCTTCAGGGTGCCGTCATCGCGGTACTTGAAGAGAGTCTCCTTGTCGATACCAAGGAGCTGTTCTGCTTGCTGGACCGATACCCAGCCGGGATACTTAGCCATTGGAGTGGCAGTGGTTACTCATATAACCTACCGCGAGTCAAGGGCTTGTCAACGCTCTTAAGCAAAGTTTTATCTGTTTGTTTTGTTCGGGAAGATATGTGGGGAAATTAAAATAAAGTAACGGCAATTGAAGAGCATGTTTTGCAGCCAGCACGAGCCCCTCGCCCTGCTAGTTGAAATCACTCCAAAACTTGCTAAAAAACGTTTCAGAGAAAGTATATATCAAGCCTGGGATCACGAATGTGCTTATTGCGGAGAAAAGGCAACAAGCCTGGACCACATCATACCTAGATTTAAATCGGGTTGTTCAAATCGTCACAACTTAGTCCCAGCTTGTTGTAGGTGTAACGCAAACAAAGCATCGTCTGATATGGAAACCTGGTACAAACAACAAACTTTTTTCGCGCAGGCTAGGCTGGATATGATAAAAGATTGGATGGAACCGGGTTATAACAACTTAGTTGACATTCAGGAATTTAAAGAAGCATCATGATACGCATTGGACGCCAAGCAAACGGTAAAGCATATGCCGTAGTTTCGCAAGAGACAACCCCGCAGGAAAAGTCTGCGGCAGAGTTAATTGCTCAACGTTTAAATAATGCGTTTATTTCATATGTTGACTACAAGTCATTACTTAAGGGAATTGAAAACGACCTTCAATCAAATGATTTTATATTGTCTGATTCAGTTGATGAAGAAACAATAGCGCAAATAGAAGACGTCTACAAAGACACGATTTCAAAATGGAATCCAAGCCAAGGCAAAAACCTTGCTGATTTTGATCCAACTTTTTACGCAAAGCTTGCGCCGGAAGATGTAAAAACCTGGAATCAAGCAGGAAAAGCGATCTCTTTCGGCGGCCTTCAAGTAGCTGATATTGACATTACAAAACGATACGAAGATTTAAATTCTTTTTTGCACGCTAAGTACAGTTTCTCTGGGCTTCCTGGCAAGGCAAAAGAAATAACGCCTTATACAGAAGATACAAGGCAGCTCACATCTGATGAGCTGGCGATTTTAAGGACAGCTCTTACAGCCAGGGGGGAGGGAGAAGATGCGTTATCTGCAGCAGAAGCAGCCGCAACGCCACTGATTAATGTTGAGCTAGAAAATAAGTTTGGTGCTTTATCTGCAGATGCTTTAAAACAAATCTTTAAAGAATATGAAAAAGCTAAAAAGCAAGAGCAAACTTTTGGACTCTTGCGTGGTATGGGACTACCAACCACCAATAGCTTAAAGCAAGAAATTAAAAATTCAATCCTTGGAGATATTGGAGCGGGTGGTTTTCTTTCGTTTGCAGGGCAAGGAGACACAAAAACAAGCCTTGGGGAACAGCTTGACAAAGCACTTGGCCTTGGCTCTTCTGTTCAATACAATTGGCAGAAATGGTTTGATGACACCTTGGCCGCACGCTACGCGGAAATAGAAACTGTTGTTGATCCAGAAGATGCAGAAAAAGAATACACAATTGCAAAAGAGTTTGCAAACACGTTTGTTGAGAAATATCTTCGGCCTCGTTTTGATAACTCAAAATCAATGGCTGAATTTATCAGCTATATGGACGTATCAGCCGAAGATCAAAACATCTTACAGACTCAGACAGCATCAAGCGCGCTTAAGGATTACGCTAACTTAAAAGCCAATGAGTTTATTGACTCACTGCAAGCAAATTCTCCGGGATCCAAGACTTTTGACGTAGATTTTTATATTGACCCAGTGCCTACTCCTGGCGACACAACGAGAGACGCACTGTATAAAAACCAAAAGGAGAGTTTTGACGCAGCTTGGCAGGACTGGCAAAACGGTAGTATGGACCCCGTAGGAAACACGGGACGTAATTGGGCTATTCACGCATATGAATACGGTTTAATCAATGATCCAACCGACAGAAATATCTCGAAAGAAGATTTTGCCAAATTGCATTACCAAGTAATTGGCAAAAGTAAAGGTTTTGATCCGGTAGCGGATACATTTACACGTAGAGATCTTACTAAATTTATTCAGGAAAAACTAGGGCCTGCCCTTTCAGAAAAACTGCAAACATATCCAGAGCAAACATTTGTTGATTTTATTACAGCAGAAGCAAAAGCCGAAGACGTTCTCGATAAATTCAACATAAAAGAGATCCCAGAAGAATTAAAAGAAAAACTTGATGAGGCTGGAGTTGATTACGAAGAATATCCGCGAGATGAATTAAAAGCGATTTTAATGCCTTTTCTTCAGACGGATCCTGCAGTTGAAATACGAGACGCCATTAAATATTTGAACGAGCAAAGAATTAAACCAACACAAGAAGAGTTGGGTTTTACTTACATCCAGCGGGATGAAGACGAAAAGGTTGAAGCTCCCCCTGGCGGCACAATGTTGTACAAGATGTTTAGAAACGCAGGCTATGCGGGGAATGAAAATGAGTTTTACAAAGAAATGTTTCCGGATGCAACAACAGAAGAGAGAAGCTTAACGTCTACTACAAAAGCAGGATCAAAAACGGGATTAGAAGGTCTTCTTGGTTTTTCCATGCCTGACATGACGGATCCTTTTAGTGCGATAGCATCTTTCTCAAGTATGATGGATACAGAAAAAAAAGAAACATACGTCCCTAAGCGTTCTTCTTATTTTCAGTACTTTGAAGACGAGGAAGACGAGGGTGCACCTTCTTACTTTGACAATATGGAAACAAACTTCTTTGGTGGGCTAGGGTCACTGTTTGGTTGATAACAATGTCAGATAAACGTAAAAAAGCAGCTAAGGCCGCAAAGATTGCCAAGGACTCAATGCCTTGCAACAAGCCTAGGCGTGACGTACAAGGCGGTAAAAAATCTGTCGTGAAAGCCTGCGAAAACGGTCAAGAAAAGATTGTCCGTTTTGGGGATGCAAATATGGAAATTAAACGAGACAACCCAGAACGTCGGAAGAATTTCCGTGCTCGTCACAATTGTGACGAACCTAAAAGTAAGCTTACGGCTGGCTACTGGAGTTGTAAGGCATGGTAACTTACGTGAGTTGATTCCAGACCAACATGGCCAAACCCAAGTCCAGTTCTATTCTCATTGAGTCTAAGCCCAAAAAGACACGTCAAGGTGACGGGAAACATTCTCGCCCTAATCACGGACGTAAACTGTCTCGTGGCCAAGGTAAATAAAATTTATGTATATTGGGAGTACTAATTGTTACTCCTATGTCGGATCTTTCGCATGCGGTTAATCTAATCCGTAAATACGAAGGGTATAGCGAAAAGGCATACCCAGATCCGGCAACTGGCGAGGAGCCTTACACCATCGGGTTTGGAACTCAGTTCTATCCCGATGGTTCTCCCGTCAAGCGTGGCCAGCGCTGCACTCGTGAGAAGGCACTTGAGTACCTCTTCCACGAGATCAATGTCATTGACAACCAGTTAGCCAAGCTGAACCTGGGCCTCGACAACAGCATGCGCCAGGCTCTAATCTCGTTCGTTCATTCAGTTGGCTGGGATCCCTTCTTGTACAGCCACGTGATTGACTGCATCGAAGCCGAAGACTTCTGTGGTGCTACCCAGGAAATTGGCAAGTGGATTTTTGATGAAGATCACAATGTCATTGGCGGCCTCCTGGATCGTCGCCGGGAAGAAATCAACCTATTCCTCCAGGAGATCGATGCCAATCCCTGGTCCTCTACAGAAATCTTGTTGACGGCTTTCCGTAATTACAGTGCTGCTCCCCATGAGGTACGTGCGGTTCGAGAGCTGGAAGAACGTATCAGCCCTTACATTTTGTCTGAATTTGCTAACTCGTTTCGTATTGATGAGAGTAAGTGGGACGAATTTCTAGACCAAGAACTCGATTTGCTGTTTAATAGCTAGGATTAGAATAATTGCAACGAGCAAATGCAGAGCGGAATGGAGAGGTCAGTCGAGCCACGGGAATTTGAACTCCCCCTGGAACTCCAGTTTGCAATGCGTAAGGCTGAACTCCAATCCCAGGAAATGACATGGGAAGAGTTGCGTTACGCCCTGCTGAGTCTCTACCACCAACGCATGATGGAGTGGCATGCCATCAAAGACATCATGGCGTCTGAAAACATTGAGATCGACTGGGATCATCCAACCGATCTAGAATTAGCAGAACTCGCCGCCGCATGCATGGGTGACGACGACGAGTGTGACGAAGACGATGACGATCTTCAGCCGTTCTGAGCTTCGGTAAACGTCAGCAGGCGGTCTAAATACCACTGAGCCTTTGCCAGGTCAGTCTTGCCGCCTTTGTGACGCCAACGCCATAAATACTTAACGCAATTACCGCGCAGATAGCCTTGGTACTCCTCAGTCGTTAATTGCGCTTCAATAGCCTCAATACACTCGATACCGCCGTCTGTGTAATGAGACGGATGGTTGACCTGATCTTCTTTTACAACAGGTGCTTCTTCCTTGACGGCCCAGGGCACAGGACATACTCCCCCTGGGCAATCACTTACTTCTTCTACCGGAGCAAACCACGTCGTTTGGCCGATAACATCTGCTCCTCCTCGTCCGGCTCCTCCAGTTCCAATACCAGAGTTTTGGGTTTCGGAGATGCTCCCATCGCCAAGCCCTCCTCCATTGACGGAATGTAACCCGTCATTCCAGGCCGTGCCCCCTCGAGATTCAACGGATTCCTTTCGAGCCCCTGCTCGCATAACGTAAGACCACGGTTGTACATATCATATAAGGGTACATCATTTTCTTCGTTTGCGAGAGGTTGACCAAAGTCTTCCTCAGTCAGGCAACGACACTTCAGTTCGTCCTGTACAAAGCTATCCAAAAAGCCTGCGGCAGAATGCATCACGGCGGGTACTTGATTTACTTCTCCTACAATAATAAGATGGCAAATATCTTCAGACCTACATACGATCCCGGACGAGACTCTGGTACTTCTGGGGCTGAAGTATCCGACTTGCGTCCAGAGCAGGCGTATGACACTGATATGCGCCGTCTTTCAGAAGACGATAGAGGTTCTGCTGCATCCGTTAATCGCAAACAAGATCGTGTTGCGAAATTTATGAAGGCAGCTCGCAGTGCTGGTGAATATCAAAAACGTGCTTTAGTCCGTGAACCGACGAGTGCAACACTTGGTGACTCTGGTGGGCGTGCCGGATCTGTTGGCTACGCCCGTAAACCAGTTGAACAATTTGGCAAGCCCTTTGGTTAGACCTGAGAGAAGACCACGTTATTCGGTTGGTCTTGATACTTACCTTTCCGGTCTTGGTACGTAGTGTGACAAGGGTTGCCGCGATAGAACAACAGTTGCGTGATCCCTTCATTCGCATAGATGCGATTGAAAAGACCAGTGCAATTACTGATCTCAAGCGTCAGATAACCTTCCCAACCACTTTCTGCTGGCGTGATGTTTACCAGGATTCCTGATCGGGCATACGTCGATTTACCAACCGCAACAACAGTGACATCTCTGGGGAGCTTCAGACGTTCTTGCGCAACACCAAGACAATATCCGTACGGCGGCAGCAGGAAGTACTGTCCGCGTTCATCCTCCAATAGCTCAGAAGGTTTCAGGATGTCAGGGTCAAAATCTTTTGGGTCGCAATCACCAGCTTGCACTTTGCCAAAAATCAGGCATTGCTTGGGAGACAACCGAATGTCATAGCCGTATGAGCTGAGGCCATAACTCAAGAGTTTCCGTTCACCGTCTTTGTTAATCAAATGATCCACAAAAGGAGAGATCATCTCCTCTTCTTCAGCAAGTTTTTTGATTTCCCAATCGGCCAGGACGCTCATAGATCCTTGTAATCGTCCTTCAGTATACAGAATTCACGCAAGAATATGCCCGCGTTCCTCATAGATATCGATGAACCGTTGCGTAGCATCAGCCGTCATATCCGTCGGCGGTAAGTAGACAACAAACGAAGTGCACGTCTGACGACGCGAAAATTTCTTTCCGTCATACTCCTGCAGAACAGGCCTGGTGCGCAGGATACACATCGGAAAACTAAAGATCTTAGGTTCGTAACGAATCATGTCAGGGCAGTTGCTGAAATACAGACCTTGCTCTATCTCACCAGAGATCCAGGCGTGGTACATACGCCGGAACCACACAGCATGGGATGATGTCAATGACACTGCAGAAGCCCTTGTTTTTTTCCAGCGGGAATTCTTCTTATCCCAAAAGTACATACCCGCTGGTGGGAACAAGT